GGGATACCCGCGTCAATTTTGCGTCACCAGAACAGTTAAGCCAAATGATTTACTCTCGTAAAGTTATAGATAAAAAGAAATGGGCAGAAGTTTTTAACATCGGCCTCAATGAAAAGGGCAAGCCTTTGTATCGTCCCAGAATGAGCATAGGTGTTTTTGTTAATAATATCAAAGCTTTAACTAAAAGAGTTCACAAGACTAGAGCCAAACATTGTACAAGTTGTAAAGGTATAGGTAATTATCAGAAGATGAAGAAAGATGGTAAGCCTTACAAAAGACTCACAAAATGTTCTACGTGTGATGGCAAAGGTTATGTGTTAGAGAATTTACCTAAGATTGGTGGTTTGACCATGAATCCTAGAGATATTCTTGATGTTTCTGCAAATGGATTTGCTACTGATAAGTCTACTATATTGCGTTTATTAAATGTAGCTAGACATAAAGGTAACAAAGATGCTGAGACATTTTTAGAATGTGTCACTAGACTTAATGCAGTTGATGTATATCTCAATAGTTTTGTTGGTGGCATTGAAAGAAACACACGTATTAATGGAGTTCTACATCCTAAATACAATCAGTGTGTAACAAGAACAACTAGACTATCGTCTTCTGACCCTAACTTCCAGAATCAACCTAGAGGAAATACTTTTCCTGTTCGTGCAGTTGTAGTTTCTAGATTTGAAGGTGGTAAGATATTACAAGCAGATTATAGTCAGTTGGAATTTAGAGTAGCCGCTCAACTATGTGGAGACTCTAATATGTTAAAAGACATCTTAGATGGTAGTGATGTTCACAAATATACTGCCTCAATCATCTTTGGTAAAGATGAGAAAGATGTCACAAAAGAAGAGAGGACTTTGGCAAAGGCGCATACGTTTAAGCCTTTGTATGGCGGTGTTACAGGAACACCTAATGAAACAGCTTATTATAAAGCTTTTGTAGAGAAATACCCTAAGTTAGGAGAATGGCATGAAAATATACAAACTGAAGCTATATCGACAGGTATTGTTGCTCTGTATACTGGTCAGCAATTTGCTTTTCCAGATACTAGACGGCTTGCTAGTGGTATTGCGTCGAATGCACCCGCAATCAAGAACTACCCTGTACAAGGTCTTGCAGGTGGTTGCATCATGCCGTTGGCACTTATTAAACTACAACATCAGATTAACGTCAAAAAGTTACGCTCTCTTATTATTAATACGGTCCATGACTCCGTCGTAATTGATGTATTTCCTGGAGAGGAAGACGTTGTTGCTGAAGTTGCTTATAAATCTATGACAGGAGTTACAGATTTATTTGAGAATATGTACAATGTTAAATGGACAGTTCCTCTTGAGGTAGACATTGAGATTGGAAAAGACTGGCTTAATATGAAAGAAAAAAATATATACTGTTGACATACCAAACATTATAGTGTAAAACATAGAAATCTAAATTAATTATAAGGAGAAAAACTTAAATGAGTAGTTTACCTACAATAAAAAAAGATATAAATTTCAATGACATAGCAGATGTTATTGGACAAACCACAATGGACGGGCCAAGTATGGCTCACTCTACTTTAAAAATAAATAGAGACCACGAAGATGATAATGGGAGACAAATCCCTGCAGGCTCTTGGACTACAATGCATGGAAGTGATGATGTGTATTCCAAAGATGTAAAATTACAAATATTCCTGCAGAGATTTCAGTATCAACAATATGACCCCGACGCAGGTGAAACAGTTAACAAGTCAATTATGGCCAAGAATCTTTTTCCTAACACAGAGATTCCAGATTGTCTTGGCACTATGCGTTGTGGTTCTGTGCCTCTTGCTAAACGAGAGTCACTAACTGGAGCAGATGCTATTCGCCAAAAGCAAACATCATGTTACAGAATGCTATATGGTAAAGCATTCCTAGCAAATACGGTGGATGCTGATGGTAAAGATGTTGGGGATATCACTGTTCCTGTTCTATGGAGAGCCAGAGGAGCAAACTTTATGCCCTTATCTGAGACGTTGGATTCTTTGTCTGCACAGAAAAAACCTTTTCTCTTTTACAAGTTAAGTGCTACTCTTAACAAAAAGAAGAAAGGTAGTAATGTGTATTACGTAGCAGAGTTCAATGTGGATAAGGATGCCGTGGAGTTTACCTCTGATGACCAAGAACTACTACATTATTTTTCTGATTTAGTAGATAAGGAAAATAAATATGTCATGTCTCAATATGACAAAGCCTTACAAGATAAAGGTATAGTTATTGATGCTACAGATGACACCACTATAGTTGACAATGCCATAGCTGACATAGATGGTGCGTTAGATGATGATTTGGATAATCCTGATTTATTGATTAGCTAATGAATATTCATCAAGCAAAACTATTATCTTTCTTGTCGAAAGCAGCAAATGAGGGGGTAGAAATGCCCTCTCAACTGCTAGATGAATTTTCTACGTTAGCCAGAAAAGCCCTAGAAAAACATTTCTCTGATAAAGACGAAGAAGGCTTTAGACTTAGAATGAGCAATGTGGGCAAACCTCTGTGCCAATTACAGATGCAAGCTAAGAATACTGAAGAAGAACCTAAAGATTATAGTTTTAAAATGCGTATGATTATAGGGGACATTTTAGAAGCTGTGTTAATTACACTTATAAAAGCATCTGGAATAGAAGTAAAAAATATACACAAAAAAGTAGAATTAAAAAACAAAGATATTGATATCAAGGGAGAATTTGATATTGAATTATCAGATGGTATTTATGATATAAAAACTGTATCGCCGTATGCGTTTGACCATAAATTTAATTCAGATAATGCTTTTGAAAATATAAAAGGCAGTGATACATTTGGTTACGTAACGCAAGGCTATGCGTATGGAGAAGCCGCAAAGTTACCGTTTAAAGGTTGGATAGCTATAAATAAATCAACAGGTCAAATAAATTTTGCTGAAGCTCCAGATGATGATAAAGAAAAGAAAGAGGTGTTAAATGCTCTCAAAAAAACTCATAGGTCCATTCATAATGGAAAACCTTTTAAAAGATGTTTCTCCGACGTTAAAGAGACTTATTATTCAAAGCCTACGGGAAACAGAGTCCTTGGATTTGAATGCTCTTATTGCCCCTTTAAGTTCTCCTGTTGGAAAGACCTGGAGTTCAAAAGACAGCTCTCAAGTAAAGGACGAAATCCAAAGTGGGTTTGGTATACGCACATATCTAATGAGTGGCGTAACTCTGCAGATTAAGTATGGAGATAGCAATGTCAAGAATTTTAAACTCAAAAGGTATGAAGCGGAAGAGTTCCTACATCAAGTCAACAAAGGGGAGTCGTTTCCGTGCATCCGCAGTGAAAACACCTGCACGTACATCCCAATCAAAACTGTTACAGAAATCAGAGTTGAAGAAGAAGATGTCCCCGAGGACATCAAAAGCAAAAGGAAGACGACTTCAAACTTGGGTAGCTGACAAGTTACTTTCTGTATTTAAAAATTTAACGACACTTGATGTTCGTTCAACACCGATGGGAGTTAATGGAGTAGATGTACAATTATCAACTGCAGCTTTTAAAAAGTTTTCTTACGACATAGAATGCAAAAATACAGAAAGAACTAAAACGATATATAATTATTATGAACAAGCAATTTCACACAATAACAAAGGTGAGCCTTTATTAATAATAAAAATGAATAGACAAAAACCTTTGGCAATAGTAGATGCCGAACATTTTATAGAGATGGTCTCATGCAAAAACTTAAAACAGTAACTTTAGCTGAAGGTGATTCAGTTTTAGTAGTAAGAAATTTAAAAACTGAAGAATCTTACGATGTAGAACTAGTTCACAATTTTGTAGATTCTAGTGAAGATGAGATGGCTTTTTACACTTTACTCTTGCGTGGCATGGCACATTATGCTATGAATAATCCAGAGCTACTAATAGAGCAAGGACAATTAAGTTTTAATAAAGATTTCAATCAATTACATACCATACACTAGGAGGAGATATGGCAGAGCAATTAGAATTTAAAGGTATATATAACGGAGAAGCGGATGCAATTAATCCATCTCACTATAGACAAGGTGGCATAGAATGCATAGATGCTATGAAAGAAATGTTGGGAGATGGGTTTGAATATTATTTACAAGGTGCTATATTAAAGTATCTGTGGAGATATCATTACAAAGGTAAGCCAGAGCAAGACTTACAGAAAGCACATTGGTATCTTGAACTATTACTAGAAACTGTTAGGACCAAGTATGGCGGACAAAACGGTAAAGGTTAAAATAAAAATTATAGCTAATGTAGACTTAGATGAGTTCACACCAGATAAGGAAGAACTACCAATATTATTAGAAGAAACAATCGAAGATATGTTCCATGAACATTCGGGATTAGAATCAAAAGATGTAAGCGTAAGTTATTAAAGGAGACAAGTATGAATAACGCATTACCAACAGACTACCAAAATTTTATAGCTATTTCACGCTATGCACGTTGGATGGATGACCAACAACGCAGGGAAACATGGAGTGAAACGGTAACTAGATATGTAGATTTTATGTCTAGTAAAGCTAACATAGATTATGATACAACTGAAGAAATATGGGATGCTATATATGGTCTGCAAGTAATGCCGAGTATGAGAGCCTTGATGACAGCTGGCCCAGCTTTAGAAAGAGACAATACAGCTGGATATAATTGTGCTTATCTACCTGTTGATGATATGAAATCATTTGATGAAGCTATGTATGTTTTACTCTGTGGAACTGGTGTAGGATTTTCTGTAGAAAGAGATAAAATAAATAAGTTACCAGAGATACCGCAGGAACTGTACGATAGTGATGATATTATTGTTGTACACGATAGCAAAGAAGGGTGGGCAAAAGCATTACGTAAGTTATTAGCTTTATTGTATGCAGGAGAAATACCATCTTGGGATTTATCTAAGATTAGACCTGCAGGTGCTAGACTAAAAATATTTGGTGGTAGAGCATCTGGTCCTGGACCATTAAACAATTTATTCACATTCGCTGTTAATTTATTTAAAGATAATAAAGGTAAAAAACTTTCTAGTTATGATTGTCACAGTTTAATGTGTAAGATTGGTGAAGTGGTTGTATCTGGTGGAGTACGTAGAAGTGCTATGATATCTTTATCTAATCTTTCAGATATACGAATGAGACACGCTAAAACTGGTCAATGGTGGGAAAATGCACCTCATATGGCATTGTCTAATAATAGTGTTGCCTATACAGATAAGCCAGACTCTGAAACTTTTTTAAGAGAATGGACTTCACTTGTAGAGTCTCGTTCTGGAGAAAGAGGAATATTCAATAGAGTAGCCGCACGTAAGCAGGCTATGAGTTATGGCCGTAGAGACCCACAACATGATTTTGGGTGTAACCCCTGCAGTGAAATCATTTTGCGCCCCTATCAGTTCTGTAACCTCACTGAGGTGGTAGTTAGAGAGGGGGACGACTACAATGCTATTTGTCAGAAGGTAAAGATAGCTACAATACTTGGAACAGCACAAGCTACCCTCACTAACTTCCCATATTTAAGAAAGATATGGAAAAAGAATACTGAGGAAGAAAGATTACTTGGCGTATCTTTGACAGGTATTATGGATAATATAATGATGAGTGGTCAGAGTAAAGACGCTAGAAAAAACTTACCTAATATTCTAGAAAGTCTTAGAATGACCGCAGTTGAAACTAACTTGGAGTATTCTAAAAAATTTAAGATTCCTGCAAGCACTGCTATAACTTGCGTCAAACCAAGTGGCACAGTGTCACAATTATGCAACAGTGCATCTGGTATTCACGCTAGGCATAGTAGATTTTATGTGCGTACAGTAAGAGGAGATAATAAAGACCCACTTACACAATTTATGCAGAATCAAGGGATACCTAGTGAGCCTTGTGTTATGAAACCAGATACAACAACTGTGTTTAGTTTTCCTATGAGGTCACCAGATTCATGCGTCACTAGACATCATATGTCTGCTATAGAGCAACTAGAAATGTGGCTAATATATCAGAGACATTGGTGTGAGCATAAGCCATCTGTAACTGTGTCTGTTAAATCAGATGAATGGGTTGATGTAGGCGCATTCGTGTTTAAGAACTTTGATGAGATGTCTGGTGTATCTTTTTTACCATATGATGACCATGTGTATCAACAAGCACCATATCAAGATACTATATCTGCAGAGCAATCTTGGCAGTTAGGTGTGTCTACTAGTGAAAAAGGAAAAAATATACCCTTTACAATTGAGCATTATAATGCTATGAAGAGTAAGATGCCAGATTCAATTGATTGGACAAAACTAGCAGAGTTTGAAAAAGAAGATACAACTAAATCATCACAGACTTTTGCTTGTAGTGGAGATTCATGTGAAATCGTAGATATAGGAGCGTAATATGATAAAAAAGAATATTAAGTTCTTTTACAGGGGTCGTAAAGACTTTTACAAAGTAGAAGAAGTAGGAAGTAGAAAGCACCATGTTTCAAATCCTTTTCCTGCAGAATCAGATAAAGGTAAAGAATGGCAACGTGGATTCAATAGTAGTTATTTTATAAATTTAAAAAGGCAGAGAGCGCATGAGCAAGCTAGGAAAACTAGAACCCAACAAGTATGACAGAAAAAAATTTGATATAGATTTACAATATGGCAAGATAAGAGAGGAGCAAGTAGCAGAGATGCTACAGAATGGTAAAATCGAGGTTAAATCGGAAAAAGATATATGGCAGAAATCAGGAAATTTGTGCATTGAATATGAAAGTTATGGAAAACCTTCAGGGATTAAAGCTACGGAATCAGATTACTGGTTTCACAATCTATGTATGGGAGATGATATATATGCAACTATTGTTTTTAGAACAGATACTCTACGCAAAATTATTGCTTCTCTTGATTATGTTAAGACTGTAAGTGGTGGAGACCACTGTGCGTCTAAGATGTATCTTTTAAATCTGCAGAAATTATTTTCTTCTGATGTTATAAAAGCGTTTAAGGATAAAAGAAATGGGTTCTAAATTAAGAGTACTGGCTCTTGGAGCAGGAGTTCAAAGTACAACATTAGCTTTGATGATTGAGAAAGGTGAAGTACCAATGGTGGACGCCGCAATATTTTCTGACACTATGGCAGAACCTAGACGTGTGTACTCTCATTTAGATTGGTTAGAAAAAAAATTATCTTATCCTATTTATAGAGTCTCTAACGGAAATTTAAAACAAGATACTATTGATGCCATTAATAATAATACTAGAGTGGCGATATCTCCGTTTTTTACTATAAATAAAGAAACGGGTAAGAAAGGAATGATGATGCGCCAGTGTACCAAAGATTATAAAATAGCTCCATTGATTAAAGAGATTAGAAGATTGTTAGGTGTAGGATTTAGAAAAAAAGTGCCTAAAGATTCTTATGTAACTCAATTGTTTGGTATATCATCTGATGAAATTTCTAGAATGAAAACAGCCCCTAAAAAATATTTAACTTATACTTATCCATTAGTGGATTTAAAAATGAGTAGAAAAGATTGTTTAAACTGGATGAAAAAAAATAATTACCCTAGACCACCGCGCTCGGCGTGTATCTTTTGTCCTTTTCATTCTAACGAAGAGTGGAGATATATTAAAGAAGACAAGAAAGAATGGGAAGAAGTAATTGAATTTGATAAAAAAATCAGAAAAGGATGGGGAAAGATAAAAGATAATTTATATTTACATCGAAGTCGTAAACCTATTACTGAAGTAAATTTAGAAGAGACTAAAGATAATCAGCTAGACCTATTCGAAAATGAGTGCGAGGGCCAATGTGGAGTTTGATTGAAAGTATTAAAAAATGCCAAGTAAAATGATTGAATTACAAAGTGAACTAGAGGTGCATTTATCTCCTACACCAAGGGGTATAGGTGTAACTCTAGCACCTGATACGCCAGGAAAGGCGGCTTCTTACGCAGAATATAATTGGGCGGAACTTATAGGGGGATTGTGTGAAGCTCATACAATTCCAGTGTTACACGATAAAGATGTACGAATTACTGAAGACAGTTACAAATATCTCCTTGAGGTAGTTTTAATTATGAAACAACAATCAGATTTATTACTTAAAAAAGCTAAATCTTTTACTATAGTTTAATTATTCAATTACTAAACCTGGTACATCAAGTCCACGAAATAATTTATTAGATTGAGATTGCAAAGATAAAAAATCAGATGAAAAAGGATTTAAGTCTCTGTCTGATAAAGTTAAATCATCTAGTAAACCTTCTCTATCTAATTCCATATAAATGTCTCCAAAAACTGCACCAAGATATCCGTCACTCTGAAATATATTTTTTAATATTCTTGTATCTTGAATATTTTCATAAATATTAATTTTTCCTAATAACAAATCAGCAAAGCTTTCTTTAGTTAATACTTTTCCCATTTGCCTTTGAGCGCCTAGTCTTGTTACAACACTTATAAATTTAGCTGGGTCTAGAGTATATAGATTACCTATAAGTTGAGCACCAGATAAAGCAGAACCTGCATCCGCTCCTGTTGTTTTTGTAACTTGTGCATAGTTAGTTACCCCTTCAAGTATATCTAATGTTTCTTTATCAAAAAAACTTTTTAAAGTTTTATTTTCATTTATTAATTCTATAAATCCTGTCATTTTATTAACATCTAAAGTAAAATCTCCGCGTTCTCCATACGCACTATTTTTTGTTACTGGAGTTACTGCTCCTCCATTTGCTGATTTACTAAATATAAAATCTATTAATGATTTTCTTATATTTTCTATTGCTTTTGATTGATTTTTTATTCCAGCATTTCTAGCTACAACAAGTAAACTTTTTGCAGAGGCTTCAATATTAGAAGGGTCTTTAAAAATTTCTGATATAGCTATACCAAGCTGAGTAGTATCTGGTTTTGATACTATATTTTTTGCTAAAGTACTTTCTAAGTTTGCAAACTCTGAAGCTTCTTTTATTAAAATTTTTTCATCTATTTCACTAAGTCCTAAAAGTTTTTTTGCATCATCATTAAATCCTTTTAAATACGTATATACTGCTGTTGGTTGTCCTTTTTGCGCTACATCCTCCGTAATTGTTTCTTTTAATCTAGCAGCTAATCCTATACGAAATGCATTTTTAAGAGCTGTTAATCCTTCATAATCTTCTGGAGATAAATCTAAACCTTTGGTGGCTTGTAATTTACCTTTTACAGCAAAAGCTTCATCTGTTTGTTGCATAGTTAATTTATTTAAGACTCTTTTTACAAAGTCTTTGTCATTCAGCCTATCTTTTAAATAGTTTTCAATTACACCCAGACGTTCTAAAGTTAATATAGGTACTTGACTAGGTATACCACCTGATGGTGGACCTAAAGTGCTTATAGGAATAGTCTGTAACTCATCTGGAGCAACTGTAGCTGCAGATATAGTATCTTTTATTATTTTTTGGTCGAGTGTTGTTACTGTTTCTCTAAAAAAACTATCTGCATCAGATAATTTTGTTTGAATTGATTTTAGTTTTGTTACATCAGCACCAATAGGATTTTGTATTGTGCTTTTTATTATTTCTCTTAATTCATCTTGAGTTTGCAGTTTACGTTGAAGTTCAGGAGGAATTACACCATCAGGAAAAGATTTTCTAATATCTGCTGACATTTGTCCTAATTTCATAGAATACAAGTGTAGTAATTTAGCAGGAGTTTTGTAATAATTTTGATTAACAGAACTAATAGAGTCTATATTATCAACATAATTTTTCATTCCTGCAGTTACTTGTTGTCTATTTAATGTTCCATTTTTACCTAATATTTTTAATTGCTCTATAATAGAATTAAGCATACCGTCATCATAAGCTACTGCACTTGGTTTACCAATTATTTTATCAGTTTCAGATGTAGGTACGATAGGTTTTTGTCCTACCTTTACATAATCTAAAATTTTATTAAGGTCCATTGCCTTAAAACCAATTTCATCATGTGCTATTCTATATAATTCTTGAGTTTCAAGGTGTCGTATTTGCTTAAATAATAAAAGCATTTCTGCATTAATTTGGCCTGTTACAGGAGCATCATATGCATTAGGTAATAATTTTTTAAATTTCTCAAATTCTTTTTTAAATGCTGTA